ACAACAGTATCAAGTAACTATGCGGGCAAGGTCGCAGGTGAAATAATCGGTGCAGCATTCAGAGAAGCTGACACTCTAGCAAAGGGGTTAATTACGCCTTTATTTAACGTAAACGATAAAATCAGTTTGCGACGCATTAGATACACAGACGGCACAGTTGCTTATTCTTGTGGATTCACTCCATCGGGTGCAATACTTCTTAATGAGCGACAGATAATTCCTGTTAAGTTGATGAACAACTTAGAAGTATGTAAGGAAGATTTTAGACAGACATGGAGCGAAGACGGTTTTGGTGCAAGCGCATTTAACGACACTCTAGCTGCTGACATCGAAAGCGCAATCCTTGCTGAAGTTCTAGCAAGCACAGCACAACGCACAGATGACCTTATATGGAACGGAGATTCAGATAATGCAGGTGAGTGGGATGGCTTTACAAAGTTGTTTGCAGCCGACGCAGCAGTAGTTAAGCCTACCGCAGCAGGAGCAATAACAAAGGACAACGTAATAGCAGCTTTAGAGTTGGTAGAAAATTCAATTCCTACCGCAATGCTACGCAAGAGCCTTGTATTTATTGTATCTCCTGACGTTGCTACTAAGTACTTGCAGAAGCTTACCTCTTTCGGAGCGATAAACGGTCTAGGTGGAAACGCTAACGCATCATTAGTATTCGGACGTTACACTTTAGAGATAGTAAACGGACTTGCTGACAACACGATAGTTGCTTATGAGGTTAAAAACCTTGCTTTTGCAACTGGATTGCTAGGCGATCACAACGAAATCAGAGTTAAAGACATGGAAGATGTGTTATTTGACGGTCAGGTTCGTATGAAAATGGTGTACAACGGTGGTGTAAACTACTATAATAGTGAGGACATCGTTTATTACGTAGGTGCATAATGAGTTGTTTGGTAACAAAAGGACGTACAGAACCATGTAAGGACACGCTCGGAGGTATTCGAGCGGTGTACCTTGCGGATTTTGTCGAGGCAGATGGAGCATTTACAGTACTAGACGGAGCGGTAACAGCTATTGCAGCAGAGTTAACCACGGTTTACAAGTTTGAAGCACTAGCAGAGGGCAATACTTTTGACCAAGGTCTAATAGGCAGCCGTGAGGCAGGTACAAGAGTTAACACTCAAACACTTACTTTAGTATTAAAGAAGCAAGATGTGTTAACACACGCGCAAGTTGACAAGATAGTTGCTGGCAGACCTGTAATAGTCGTTAGAGATAATAACGATAATTACCACGTCGCAGGAATTAGCGAGGGTATGGAAACCACAGGAAGCACTATCGGAACAGGTGGCGCAAAAGCAGATTTTAACGGCTACAATTTAACGTTTTCAGCACAAGAGAATAAGATAGCACCGCTTTTAGATTCAGCAACAAAAACCGCACTTGAAGCATTAGTTGACGGCACACCGATTAACCCATAGTAAAACAAATATTTAAGCAAAAAGCCTCTAATTAATTTTAGGGGCTTTTTTTATTAAACAAATACACATGCAAATCGTTTTAACTACATGAAGATAGTTAACCAGGACTTAGCAAATTTTAACTTTAAGTTTATACCTCGTAGTTTTAACCTTTTGGAAGTGTTTTATACGCTAAAAGACAAGGCAAACGGTAACACTTTTACGTCGGAAACGTTCGCGCCTAACGTGGAGGTGCTGGGCTATTTGTCATTTACAATGCCGACAGACAGCATAACATTAAGCGAGGGCAGCAACTTAACTATCGATATTTATAACGGTTTAAAAGTGGTTTATAGAGGCGAAATCTATTGCACAAATCAAACCGACTTACAAAATTACACACTAAGAGCATGAGCGACATAAAAGTAATACAGTTAAACAATTACGTTAAGCCTAAAATAGAGGAGGTAAGAGGTAAAGATTGGGTTTTAAACGGAAAAGACAATTCGTATTTTCAGTACGTCGAAGATAGGTATATCGGAAGTCCAACGAATAGCACAATTATAAACGGTTACAGAAACCTTTATTTTGGGCGTGGCTTATACGCTAGAGATGCAGCACGCAAACCTATGGATTATGCTAAGATGCTAGCGGCTATACCTAAGCGAGATATGCGTAAGGTTATAAAAGATTATGCTTTGCAGTTTAACGCTGCGTTTCAAATCATCACAAACAAAAACGGAACAAAGCAAGCCAAGTATATAGACGTTACAAAATTAGCGTTTAACAAGGTTAACGAGGACGGAGAAGTAGATGGATTTTGGTATTCTGAAAACTGGAAAGAAACCAAAAAAAGCCCGCCACAATTTATACCTAAATACGGAACTACCAACGGCAAAGAAACTGAAATTTTATATATAAACGATTCGCAAGATAGCGCGTCTTATTACTCTTTACCAAAGTATCAAGGCGGGTTGCAATATGCAGAAATGGAAGAAGAGATTTCCAACTATTATATAAACCACATTAAAAACGGTTTTTCTTACGGCTACATTGTAAACATGAATAACGGTGTTCCTGCAAGCGAAGAGCAACGCGAAGAGATTGAAAGACGTATAAAGATGCAAATGACTGGCAGTACAAACGCTGGCAAGATTATCATATCATTTAACGACGGCAAAGAAGCTGCGGTAGAAATAGTGCCTTTGCAAGTTAGCGACTCGCATAAGCAATGGGAAAGCATAAACAAGCAAGGCGAGGAAAAAATAATGCGCGCTCACGGTGTAGTATCGCCTGTGCTTTTTGGTATTAAAGATAACAGCGGGCTAGGCAATAACGCAGACGAACTACAAACCGCTTTAAGTTTGACAATGGATATGCGCATTAATCCAGAGCAGGACTTAATAATAGATAGCATCACACCATTTTTGCAAGAGCAAGGTATAAATTTAGACCTTTACTTTGAAGCCTTAAATAAAAAAGAGGAGCAAGAGGAAATGATGGACGCGCCAGTGGGTAAAATATCAAATCCTACCGACGCTCTAGTTGGTGTTACAGACCAAAAGAAAGAAGATAACGAAACGAGTTATAACGGTGCGCAAATAAGCAGCGCACTACAAATACTTACCGCAGTAGCAGAGGGAGTATTAACACAGGAGCAGGCTATTATATTCTTAATTCAAATGTTACAATTTGACGAAAGAACTGCTAGAGATTTGTTTGATAAGCCTACTACACTAAGCGAGCAAGAGCCCGACGGTTCATCGTTTTTAATAGGCTTAGGTGAAGTAATGGGCGACGAGTGGGAACTTATAAGCGAGGAAGCTATAAGAGGCATACCCGTAGATATAAACCTCGCAAGCCCGATTGCAAATAGCCCTAGCAATAAAAGCGATCAAGACAATGAACTTTTTAAAGTTAGATTTGTTTATAAAGGCAATCCTAACCCACAGCGAGAATTTTGCAAGGCAATGATGTCGGCTAAATTAGTTTATAGAAAAGAGGATATCGACGCGGCAAGTGAAAAAGTAATACAGGCAGGAATGGGCGCGAATGGTTCAAATACATATAACATTTTTCTATACAAAGGCGGTGTAAGATGTAAGCATTTTTGGGAACGTCGCGTATATTTAAGACGCAACAATGAGCGCATTTCAGTAAACGAGGCAAGGCGTAGAATTTTAGCACTAGACCCAAGCGATAGGGCGGACTTTAGACTTCCCGAATACGCTAATAAAGTAGCAAGCATTGCAAGTCAATCAAATAATTTCTGGAAACTAAGATAATGGCTTTAATCATACAACCCATAGAAATAACACGTAACACGCCAATGGGCGGTAATGTTGACGTGGATAAATACGCATACATGATACCAGAACAACAGGTGTTTGTACTAGAGCCTACACTAGGTACTGCGTTAATAGATAAGATACTTCAGGATATAACAGATAACGGCATAGAAAGCCTTACAGGGCATTACAGAAAAATAGTGTTTGACTATTGCAAGCCTATTTTATGGAATAGCGTGTTTGCCGAATACCTTTTATTTGCTAGTATGTCGGTAAATAACAACGGAGTGTTTGACGTAACACCGCCAGACGCCCAAAACACGCAAGACACAATAATAAGCAGACGCACCAATGCCATAAGAGAAAAAGCGCAGGTTTATATAGACAGATTAGAGCGATATTTACAAGACAAAGGGCATGAGATACCAGAGTATCAACAAGCGCAGCCAAATAATTACGACATCGATCCTGTAATAAGTAGCAATATCGTAGGTGGT